GGTAAAGCACAGGAAGAAGCGTTTCTTAATGCAATATCACTAGATAAACATCCGACTGTGACGCGAACCTTGGTAGGAGAAACCTGTGCGTGGTGCAGAGGCTTAGTAGGCACACACATCTATCCAGACGGAAAGTACTTTGCGAGACATGATAATTGCGATTGCTTGATCGTGGCCTCGGGGTATAAGACGCGGAATGGAGTGGTGCAGAATTACGTTAAACACAAGAATACGCCAGCACGTCAGAGACATCTAGAACCAACTCTGAAGAAGCTTTATGACAATCCAAACGAAACGACAATTGCCTTCTCACAGGTATTAGAAGGACAGAAAAAAGAGTCTAACCTTGGCATGGTAAGATTGGATGCGGCAGATGCTTTGGGTGTGAAGCGAAAGGCGGAAATAAAAATTACGCGTAGCGCAGCTTTACATATGGATAACTCGGGGCACTTCAGAGGCACAGGTTTTACAAAGAACGGACATAATGATACTAATCCACTAACAATAAAGGGAATTACGAATATTCCTGAGATAGTAAGACGTGCGAACCAAGATAATACCATTGCAAAAAAAGAGATGATTATCCGCGGTAAGCAAAACATCCAACGCTTTTATGTACTAGGAGACGTCAATGACGGACAGATAGTTATCGTGGATAGGATAAGCCCAAATAGCTTGAGTATCGTTACCTCATATAAAGTCAGTAAGTCACGTTATGTAAGATATCTTAAGGAGATTGGCGGATGAAAAACACAAAAAACGGGACAGCGATACTGCCGTCCCGGCCCACATCGAGGATGGGATGTACGAGCCTCCAGTCTAACGTCCAAGACGGTCGACGTGTATGTCTATATTATAACCCATGTGGAGAAAAAATACAATGAAAGCCATACCAATCACATTCAAGAACAGGCCAAAGCCAGATGGAGGTTTTGAGACCTTTACCGTGGAAGGTTGCCTCGTCGCTAATAATGGCTCACCGACGGCACTTAGGCCACAGATTCAGATTCACCTGCCGAAGACTGATTTTCATGAAGTAGATGGCGCCTTTGTAGAGTATGCTGGGCATGATTATCACGTCGTAGGAACAACTGCGGCACAAATGGATACGAACACCCCAACCCCCTGGAATCGTTACGCGATTGCAGAGCGGATTAGGATGTTATAGGTAATAAAATAACGAAAGGAGAAAATATGCCTATTTATCGAAACAAAGAAACAGGATATGAGGTTGAGGTGATGCGCGGCACACGTCTTCCAAAAGTTTATGAGGAGGTGAAAGCAAGATCGGCTACCAAAAGCGATAAGTCGAATCAAAATGATAAGACGTCAAAAGATAACGAAACTGCGACGCAAAAGAAAAATAATGCTAAGACAGATAAGAATGCGAGTGGAAACGTCTCGCAAGGACCTGATACAACAAAAAATAAATAAAGGATAAAATATGGAAGATGGCGGAGATAAGCAAATAGGACTAGAACCGTATGTCACGGTAGCAGAACTGGAACGGGTTTGGCGAAGGCTTGATGGATCAGAAGAGGCGCGAGCAGATGCCCTGCTTGCTCAGGCTTCAAATTATCTCCGCCAAATTGCACTAAACAATCAACTAGACTTAGATCAGAAAATTACTGATGACCCGACTGGAATATTTAATGAGAGCGTAAAGATGGTAGTTTTAAGCGCTGTACAGCGCGTTATGAGCATGCCAGCAGAAATGCCATCGGACGCTACTCAATGGACCCAAAGCGCAACACCGTATTCTGAGTCAATTGGTTTTAGTAATGGTGTAACGACAAATAATCTATTTTTTAAGGCGCGAGAACTTCAATTACTGGGTCTTGGTTCGGTCTCTGGAAAAACGCAAGTTGGTTTATTAAGGGGAGTAAGGTAATGTGGAAAAAGGAATACAGTGCAGCCATGTCGCGAGCAAAAGAAAAATATAAATTTTATTTAGGAACCTACGAATATCACGATTGTGCAAAAGACAAATTGGCGACCGAAATCCCCAAATCACATGTCGGATGGGGCGCACGAGCAGTAGAGATACGCGCCAATAAGACTCACTTTGATTGCTTTGAAAATGATGCGCTAGGTCTTAACGATATCATGAAACAATATCGAGTGCTTGAGGCCTTTGAAAAAATCAAGGAAGATATACTAGTTGCTGGCTGTGGATTTTTGGCTTTAGCGTATGATAGAGTAATGCCTTTTACGGCTGAGGAGGCAACCGGAACTTATAGCTGGCGCGAGCGAAATCTCAAGGATGGAGTAGCGATTTTTGCACGGAATTCCAGAGATACCGTTCGAGATAATAAACCAGACTCATATATTATCTATAATGAAAAGCAGACAAAAGTTTTTGACGGTGGTAGCGAAAAAGATATAAATCATAATTCTAATCGGCCATTGATAGCAATGTTGACGTACAATTCTACCACTAAACGTCCGTTTGGTAGATCAGCTCTGATGCGTCCAGTGCGTGATGCAATCATTGATGCAAGTCGAACTACACGCCAGGCAATGATAGCAGCATATCACTACAATACAAAGGTAGATGTAATCTTAGGCGTAGACAGCGAAACTGCAGTAGATAAAGTGGAGACGCGGACGGGAGATGTTCTAAAGATTGGCACAAATGAAGACGGTCATATCCCGCAAATTGGTCAGTTCGCACAACATGCGATGGCACCATTCAAAGACACTATTCTAATTGCTGCGCATAATTTCTGTTCAGCAACCAAGCTCAATTTAGCGAATCTAGGTATTGATACCGACGCCCCACAGTCAACTGAGGCTCTGGAAATTGTAAGTGACGATTTGAAAGACGATATTTTATCCTGGCAAGAAGAGCTAGGCGAACAGCTAAAATATCTTGCAGTTACATTATGGATGTATAAAAACGATACTGCAACAATTGATGATAACCTCCAGCTAAAAATTGATAATACTCTACCGATCTGGAAACCAGTATATCAAGCGGACGTAAGTAAATTTGGGGACGGACTTACTAAAATCGCGCAAAATGTGCCAGATATCATAAAAACTCGCACTATTTGGCGCAATCTGGGGCTAGATTCTAAGGAGATTGACATGATAATCAGCTCAGCGGAGGATTCACAACATTAAGCATAAGCAAATACATATTGTTGACATGTTAGCAAATATAGAATACAATAAAAATAACGTTATAACTTTTACGGAGGAAAAGGGTGGTGAACTTTTACGTTAAAACCGACTCAGATACATATACCGAAGCAACTGAGGATCAAATCAATGAATTGTTTAAGGAGCGATCGGATAAAATCGTTTCTTCCAAGCTAAAAAGCCGGCAAGAAAAAATTCGTGCCGAGGTTGAAGCTGAACTACGCGGTAAGATGAGCGACACAATTAAAGATGAGGTTCGCAAGGAGCTGGAAGTAGAATACGAAGCCAAATTGGAGAAATCTGAGTCTAAAGCTCAGGAATTAGACATTAAGTTACGTCGTAAGGCTATTGCAGCCGAATATGGATTTAAGCCAGAGGCGGAGAAGTTTTTGGGCAGTGGTACAGATGAAGAAATGCGTGCCGAAGCCGATACTTTGAAGAATAGTTTTAAGAACACGCACATGTCTTCTGATGGAAAAATCGAAAAGCAGACAGACGAACCAGCTAATACCGGCTGCGTCGCGCTCTGCTCATAGAGTTAACTAGAAAGTTCCCATATTTAACTTACTAAATAATATGGGAGATAAATCATGCCTTTTGCTATTGTAGATGTAGCTAAAAATTTCAGTAACGATACTTTTGTCGGTAAAATGACTGGAGGTGTCGTTTCTAAGCTAACAAAACGTATTCCTGATATTATGATTGGGGATACGCAGTATTTCGATCTTAGTGCGCGTACGAAGGGGGAAATCGTCGGTGAAGGTAAGCAAAAATCGCCAACGCCAACTGATCACCCATTGCGCCATATCCGTACTGTCAAAATCCAGTACACTGAACGCTTTTCCGAAGAGTTCTTGATCTTCGATGATCAAAAGAAAGTTGATATTGTTAATACACTTGCGGATAAGTGGTTGCGTTCTGATTTATTGCGTGATCTTGATACGGTGGTCATCCACGGGATTAACCCGCTCAGTGGTAAAACTACTACGGAAATCCAAGACTATATTACAAAAACTGGTTCAAGTATTCTGGTGCCGTCAACTGGTACAACAGCAGACGCTATCAATACCGATCTCGGAACCGCAATAACTGAAGTTGCTGATGGTATGGGTGCGAACGGTATCGCCTTCTCCAATACTGCTGCAAATAAATTAGCGGGTCTAAAAACTGCTGGCGGGCAACCAATGTATCCATCAATGGGGTCGTTTGGTATGAATGTTGAGTCATTTGAGGGTCTTAATGCCGCAGCTTCTAAAGAAGTTGGCGAATATAATGGCGTACAACTTATCGTGGGCGACTGGGACGCATTGCGATGGGGCGTGGCCGCAGAGATGCCAGTTGAGCTAATTAAATACGGTGATCCAGACGGTTTGGGCGATCTCAAACGGTTCAATCAGGTAGCCCTGCGCTTTGAGGCGATCTTCGGCTTCGGTATTGCTAATCCAGAGGCATTCGCCGTAGTGATGACTGCCCCGACTGAAGGATAACTATACACTAAGGGCGGGTTAAGCCGCCCTTAATCTAATGAACTATAAGAGGACTGGTATGGAAAATAATAAAGATAATATTACGATTGGTTTACCAAAACCAGGAGGCGCGATTTACTTTGCTCCGAGCGGCACTACATTACCGACTAACGCCGCTGATTCGCTTTCGGAAAATTTCGTTAACCTTGGCTATATTACTGAAGATGGTGTTACGGTGAGTGATAGCGAAGAAAATAACGAGATCAACTCTTGGGGACCAGAAACTGTAATGATCGCCCAGAGCAGTTACGGGCAGAATCTAACGTTCAATCTACTAGAGTCCTGTCGCGAGTCTGCGTTGCAGTTTATTTACGGTAAAGATAACGTTAAGATCGAAGAAAACGGAAGTTTGCGAGCACGCACTACCGGCCAACAGCTTGCGCGTGGCGTATTAGTTGTCGATACGCTGCAAAATAACGGCGGAAGTACACCCCGTATCCATCGTCAAGTGTTTGGTGATTGTCAATTTGCCGATCGTTCGGGCGACAAGGTCTATAATAACTCGGACGCGGTGTCTTATCCGGTCAATATCCGTGCGTTTAAGTTCAAAGATCCGCTAGATAATACACCTGTTTACTCACTCGAGTTCTGGACTGCAATCGAGACTGCTCCATCAGAAAATGCGAAGATCACCACTGAGCAAGGTAATCCTGTCACTACCGAAGGCGACCGTAATCTGACGAAAGAGTGATCTTATGGGTAGTTTTGACGACAATAGATCAGATGAAACCACGCTAGATGGGATCAAAATCTCTCAACTCCCTGCCGCTACAAACATTGATGTTGGCGATGTTGTGGCTGGAGTAGTGGGTGGGCGGACTAAGAAAATTGACGTCAAGTTGCTCAAAGGTCAGAAAGGCGAACCTGGCCCAAAGGGAGATAGAGGCGAAAGCGGTGCGCCAGGCGTAGTCGGCCCTCAAGGTGAACCCGGTCCGGAAGGGCCCCAAGGCCCACAGGGCCCACAGGGCCCAGAAGGCCCTCAAGGTCCAGCAGGGCCTGTTGGACCAGAAGGCCCTCAAGGCGAAAAAGGAGACACTGGAGCTGGACTTCAGATCACTGACGAGGTCGAAACCTATGAAGATCTTCCGACTAATCTTACGCTTGGTGATGTAGGCAAGGCGTATATCGTCAGTGACGAGGGTAAGCTGTATGTGTGGACCGGCAACGCGTTCCCTCCAAAAGGTGAGGGATCGGCTTTTGTTGGTCCAGAAGGACCTCAGGGCCCTCAAGGTGAACCTGGCAAGGACGGATCTGACGCTACAGTGGACA